TTGACAATATCCGTAATATCAGTCACATGAGTTGCCATTTGTTTCTCCATTTTATCTTATGGAAAGAGTTAGCGTCCGTTAATTTGGCTGTCGATGTTTGCCATAATCGCATCGCGTGTACTAGGTTTATTTTTACCAGTATCCCTACTACCGCTTGGACGCGATATCTTGGTTCTAGAGCCAACCTTCTTAGCTAATTCTTTCCTTGCCACTTGTTTTGTTTGTTCTGCAAACACAATATTTGCAGCGTTTTGCACTTGTTTTTCAATTGGCGTATGCGTACCTTTTTGCTGATCGAGTTCATTAAGCTGTGAAAACTGCGCGTGTAATTTCATTCGCGCCGCTTGCTGCTTATCATCAACATCTTTCAGAGACCCTTTGCCTAGAAGCGACTCGAAGTCTTCGCCTAAGCCGCTTGCAGCGCCGTCAAAAGACGCATTGTCTCTTCTTCTTAGTTCTTCTTGCAAAACAGCTATAACTTCATTCTGTTTTTGGTCGGAATCAGCAAACTTCTTTTTATAAAAGTCATCCATCTTAGTTAATACGCCGCCATATTCTTCATCCATCTCTTCTGTGATACCAAGGTCAAGCCATTCGGTATTTTCTTCCTTAACCTCAGCGCCGCCTTCTTCTTCTGGCTTCTGCGTTTTTGACTCAATCAATTTCAGTGCAGAAAATAATGCTTCATCACTACCAAAGCTTTCTGCGTCCTCCATAGACAAGCCAGCTTGCGCTGCCACATAGATAGCGTTCTTAGAAATACCGGGGGATGCGCTTTCCTCTTCGACTTCCTTTACCTCTTCGCTATCATCTTCGCCGGAATTATCATCGGCTTCTTCATCAGCGGATTCTTCAACGCTGATAGTTTCTTCGTTTTCTTCACCGGAATCATCTTCGGTGACATCTTCGTTTTCTTGTTCATTAATGCTATTAAGTGATTCTCCGATACCATCCATAATGCTATCTACCTGATTAACTGCTTCTTCTGTTACTTCAACTTCCTCAACATCTGCCGACATAAATTGCCTTTCTAAACATACGAATTATTAAAATGATACCCATGAGCTTTCATGTATTTACGCTTGTGAACATCGGAGTCAAAGTGAGGCTCTCCATTTTTATTCCAGCCACTAGCGGATGCGCCCATTTGTTTATCTTCTGCCATAGTCTGCGGAACATCTTCTGGCGATACTGCTAGTGCAAGAGAAGGTTCTCCCTTGGTTGGACTATCACCTTGATACTGCACTCCCATTTCTTTAGCGTAATTGCGTTCCATCTTTTTTCCGCATTTACACTTAACGGTTTGTCTAACTTCACTCATTAGGCAAAGGCGTTCTTGATTACTACCGCAATATTCGCAATGATATTGATAAAAAGGCATTGACTTACCACCTTCCGCTCGTATTGAATATCGGACAAACAGAGACAAGCGGAGCGTTTGCAGTTGACTTTAGCGTAAACGTAGTTACGCCCGGACCAATTTCAACGGGTGAATTAACGTTCAGCAAAAACTTCTTAGCACCTTCGGATGTAGCCGGTGTGCCATCGGAAACAGCACACATTATTACTTCTACCTGCGCCGCCGCCGCCGAGTCAATGCCGCTATGCTGAACTGAATAGCGTTTTGTTCTACTTAGCGTAACGGATACAGCAGTTCCACTTGTTACGATTGTTGCCGGGTTGTTATCTGTGTCTGCAACTCCGACTGACGTTGGATTAGCCATTTGTTACTCCTATTGACTCACTTTTTGAAAAGCACTTGCTTGCTCATTTTGAGCGTTAAGCCCTGCGTTAGCTGCCATCATTCCAGCCATACGCCCATTTTTTGATTGTCCCGGTCTGCTTGTTCGTTCATAAGTCCGGTGTGTGTTTTGCGGCATACTAACCATGCCTGACTTTTCTTCCTGCATGCCCTGTTGATCCGGGTCCATGTCTATTAGTAGCGAAGAGGTTGGCAATCCCTGATACTCAGCTATCTTCATTACCAGCTCTGCAACATTAGGCATTTTGCCCAGCTGCATTAATGCTTCTGCATTTGGCATAAGCACTTGCGTTAGGAATTGACTACATTGAGCCGCCTTTGTTTTTGGCGTTTCATCCATTAATGAATATGGTTCAATATCAAAGTTGTAATCAAGGAAATCGCCTTCTCTTATCTCAGGTGTCCACTTTTCAGGAACAGTTATTCCCGCGCCCGGGAATGCAAATCCAATAGGCATTTCGCGAAGTGGGTCTGTCCATAAATACCATGCATGTTTTTTGATCGCGTCCTTTACGAAGGCCATAGACTCTCGCTGCATGTTATCTATAATCGCAGATGCCGAATCATGGATAAGCTGGTCTTGTTTTGCCGTTTCTGTTTGTGCTTCAAGCCCACCAAGCGAAGTAAGGTTTCCTGCGTTCACGTCAAAAGCGTTTTGCGCCCACATAGTGAAATTATGGTTCGTTGGGTCTGGCCCGCCAAACTTTACTTCTCTAAGCGAATCAGGATGGTTCAGTAGGGTTATGCCGCCATCGCCAGTAATCTTCACGGATTCTGCATCATCTTCTTCTCCGCGCTGTCCAACATTGATTGTCTTTTGGCGAATAGCTTGACCTTGCAGTTTTACCGTAAGTTCGTTAACCAAATTATGTAGCGGCAATTTGTCCTGTACTGGTGACGATGACAATACTTCGCCTGGAACTTTATCAAAACCAAGGACTGAATACATCCCGCCTTCCGGGCCTGCAAAATCATGATGCATCAACGGCGTGTCATCACCTTCTGCCATTAACAGATATTTGTTTTCTTTCGGAAGATAAATGTCAAACACATATCCCATTTTCCGAATACGAGTATCTTGCTCTTCAACAGCACCAGATACACGTGGTTCCGGCTTCATATCGCTATTGCTCAATACTTCGATAAGTCCGCGTTGTTTCTTTTTGCGAATAGATTTAATCCAAGAAATAGGCATTTGGTATCTATCACCGATTAAGCTTATCTGACTCATTGAACGCGCTTCAAGGTCTATAACAAAATCGTTTGGATGCACTGATTCAGAAAATGGCTTACCAGAATCATGCCATTCGCCATCAAGCTCAAAACCTTCTTCGCCACGAGCAAGCCCTGTCTTCAATACGCCAAATGCAAACATGGCATTCATGACCGCGTCTGAATATGCGTCTGCAAGACGTATTTCTTCAAGATGCCGGTTAAGGGCAAGCTGGAAGTTATTCGAAAATCCTTTTAGCTTATCATATTCAGTGTTAATTAATACCTGTGGAATACCACTTGAAAGGCGGCGGATATAAATATTGACCATCTTGCGGATTTCGTTAATAGGGACATGGTGGCGTAAATCATCTCCACCTTCTGATCTATTTGAATTTTTGTTAATGCCATTGCCATAATATCCGCCAGCATATTGCGTCACGCCCTTACGCATAGCAATTCTGTGCGGTTCCATTTCCTTGTAATTCTTTTTAATTATTTCCATTAAATTAGAAGGAATCCCATGACCGTCAAACGAGAAATCGTCAACGCCATTCTTGCCGAACATGCCTTTTATCTTTTGAGTTATCTTACCTAGCATCTTTCCTCCATTCAGCAATCAAACATGCTGTACTTTCGTTGCTGACTGCGCCTATGTTCCGCCATACGCCCTGCAAAGCTACCCCTGGGCGGCTTAGTTTGTTCCGGACGCGGCTTTGGCCTGCACTTCATCGCTTGCCATAGAATCGCAGATGCAGTAGCTATATCGCCATGCTGTTCGCCCTTGGCAGAGTTATCGCTTGTAGATTTTGACTTTTGGTGGCATACTCCGCCTGAACCGTCATGCACAAACTGTTCACACTGAGCGTATTCTTCTTCCGAATGAGTGATAAACATATGATCAAACATCGCGGATTGATATTCACCCATCACGGTCATTTTGATAGCACGGTTGCTTGGCAAGCCAGGAAGGTCTTCTTTCTTACCTTTAGACAGATATTTGAAAACAGGTGCGTATCTTCGGATTATATGTGTGCCAAAAGCAACACCCGGACCACCTCTATCCCATGCAAGGAAAGCTTTACCTATTTCTGTCTTGAAATACTCACAAAATAGCAAAGTAAGTCTCGCGAAGTCTTCTGGTGTGATGCCGTTGCTGCGATACTCGAATATCTTACGATTGGAAATATCATCGCCAACTGCTAACGCTGAGTCACTTGCGCCTGAGCCGGTAGCTATGTCGCATGCTATCGTGTAGCTAGTATTTTGAGGTGGCTTTCTTAATTCATCATGAGTAAACCATGCCTTGCA